TCGACATTGAGATTCGTGGGACTGTCATCCGTCCACAGGAACGTCCTGCCAAGCCCGGGGTTCCGAAGGTCGCCAGTTGACTTCACGAAGACAAGCGCGTACTCGTCATCCCAAATGTCCGTGACGACAGAGACCTGCCCTTCCTTGGCCGAGTCGTACACGGCCCCGGCGACGATAACATTCAGCCCGAGATAGGCCGAAAGCATCTGCCGCTGTGCCTCAAACCCCAAGAATAGGTGAGGGTTTGTGTACTGGAGATAATTCTTGATTTCTGCCGAGACCATCACGTTCTCGAATACCTTGAGGGAGAACACGATGTCCGTGGCCTGCATCCCACACTGTGCGCGAATGGCCTGGATAGCCGTATTCGCGTTGGCCTTGGGCGTGCAGTTGGACGCGGAAGACCACTCGTTTGACACGCCTGATGTGTAAGACGTGAACGTGGTGGCATTGAGAAGGATAGCCTCCATTGCGTTCTCCTGGCTACGCAGAAGGTAGTCAGCCGCCCGCTTCATGGCCATCTCATCCGCATTGAAATAGTCGGAATACATGGCACGCTCAACGTCATCAACGGGCTCTTCGTAACCGTACTCTTCGCACCGAAGGGTCATGGTTTCGAATTCCCAGTCGCCCCTGTTGTAGGCACCCCGCGCTTCGCGCTTGAGGTCCCCAGGGAACTTGAGAAGAGCTTCCCGAGGAATCACCGGGACATCAGGCTCCCTCTTGGGGGTGTTGAAGATGGGAAGGCACTGTAGGCCAGCAAGTCCCATCTGCGCCTGTTCGAGATACTCCATAAAGAGTTGATTCAGCACAGGCCGCTGGATCGTGGTTGCACTAGTAGGATTAGGCATTACTGCCCCTTTCTCGGATTACGCATCCGCAACTTCCACCACCACCCGCACCTTGAAGGTCCAAATCTTGCCTTCGGGGACTTCCACTTCAAAGTGATCGCCCCCTGCTATGATCTCGAACCCTTGCCCTGCCGTCAGCTCATAATCGGCTGACCCCTTTTTAACTTCCGTGCCAGGGACTACAACAGTGTCTAGCGATAGTGGCATCTAATTTTCCTCTTCTTCCACGCAGAACTTCTCATACAGAGAAAAGAACTGCTCCGTCAGTTTCTTGTCGTTGTTCAACTTCTCCAGGGCTTCCACAATGATTCCCTCAGCCTTCTTGCCTACGGGGATGTCGGGGTATGCCTTTTCCATGTCTTCCGGCTGATCCCACTTGACCGATTCCCCCTCCTGCTGGAAGTTAAAGAGCGAGTGCTCTTCTTCCGTGAAGGAAAGCGCCTGCTGCAATTCGCGCAGGATCTTCAACGTGAGAAAATCGCCTTCCTTCGGCAGGATCCCCATGAGGTTCAACCTCTCATGTACCAAAAGTTTCATCGTGGCCTCCTTGTCTTGTCTATGTTGTGTCGGGGGGAGGACAACCCTCCCCCCTGTTGTGAATTACACCTAACTTGATTTCAAGTCATACAACGCGATGTACTTGTCGGCGCTTCCAACAACGACCTTGATAAACCCGTCGTTTGCTGTTCCAGATATGTTCGCCAAGATAGATCCGTTGTCATCGCTGCAAATTGTCTGGTCATCATCAAAGCGGAATATCTCGTTTGTTGGCGTACCGAAGACAATGCTCGCATCGGCAACGTCGCCAATCTCGATCCCCTTTGTGATGGTTCCGTACTGAGTGTCGATATTCAGCCCCGTGGTGAACGTGCTTCCTACGTGCGGAAGAACGAGAACGCCCACGTCTGCGACTCCGTAATAAGCGCCCACATGGACACCAGCAAGCACACCGGTGAAGGTGCCTTCGTTGTTTGCATTCAGTACCGCCCTAAGACCACTGATAACACCCACCTTGGTAATGGTGCCAAGCGGTCGTACTTCGCCAGCGACTCCGCAATACCACGCATGGTCGTTTGCGGCTGCAACTGTTCCTTGGACCTGGATAACTCCCTGGACACCGGCCGGGGTTCCACCGAGGTAGTCTCCCGTATAGCTGGTGGTGTTGAGATTCATCCAGAAGAGGCCACCGTATGCGGTCGCCTTGGCTGTCCCTGTGTAAGTGACATAGGATCGAATGCCAGCCAAACTCAGCCCGGTCGGGGCGTCGGCGGCTGTAATGTGCATCTGGATCCCACTGTGAGACCCGCCCGTCGTGGGCGTGTAGATGATTGGAGTTCCACTCGTTCCGTACCGGATTAAGTGCGCGTCCGTGGTCTCACCCACACTCGTAGCGGTTGTGTAGTCGATCACCTGGCTGGAAACGAGGCCGGTGAAGTCAATGCCCGTAGTCACAGCGGCAATGTCGATGCCGGTTGTAATCGTGCCGTACTGCGAGTCGATATCAACTCCGGTGGTGAACGTGCTTCCAACGTGCGGAAGAACCAGAACACCCGTGTCTACCGTGCCGTTGTAGGCGCCGACATGCACGCCAGCGACAACGCCCGACATTACAGCAGAATTACTTGTATTCAGCACGGCCCGAACCGCACTAATCACACCTACCTTGGTGACTGTGCCAAGTGGCCTGACTTCGCCCGCAACTCCGCAATACCAAGCGTGGTCATTCGCGGCTGCGACGGTCCCCTCAACCTGGATAACTCCCTGCACGCCAGCCGGGGTGCCGCCAAGGTAGTCCCCAGTATAGCTGGTGGTGTTCAGATTCATCCAGAAGAGCCCGCCGTATGCTGTGGCCTTGGCCGTTCCCGTGTAGGTCACATAGGCCCGCACCGCAGCAAGGCTCAACCCCGTGGGAGCATCAGCAGCGGTAATGTGCATCTGGATTCCACTGTGGGAACCCCCCGTAGTCGGCGTGTAGATGATGGGAGCGGCGCTTGTGCCGTAGCGAATCAAGTGCGCATCCGTTGTTTCGCCTACTGACGTGGTGGTGGTATAGTCAAGAACCTGACTGGTAAGCAACCCCGTGCAGTCGATTCCGACAGTCCCGGCCCCGATGCTGATCGGTCCCGTGCTCGACACATCCCAAGGCAAAGCCTCAATAATGTCATCTGCCGCAGTAGCCGCTTCAAGGGCATAAAACTGCGCCTCTCCGCTTACCGTGTCATTAACCTCGCCACTAGCCGCACCGTAAAGCAGGGCATTGGCGGAGAACGCACCAGCCGCTCGCATCTTGAACGTCCCCGAGACGTTCTTCAGTTTTACCGTTACGAGATCACCATCATCCACGGGTGCTTCCGTGACTCCGATGAAATCCTCGCCGGCGTCGGCATAGATAACCGTAGCGCCGGACTTCTTAACCCTTGAACGTGCTTCAATGTCTTCACCCGCAGTGAAGGCCTTGAGCCCGCTTGAATACTGACTCATCAGTTTCTCCTCTCAGGCCGTAGCCTGCCCTAATGGGCTAATCTTTAGACAATCGGCAAACACTCAACAACGTCGAGGGCCGTGGTACATGCCTCAAGCGCGATGTAATATGCCGTTCCACTTGAAGAGTCCGAAACCTCGCCATCGTTCGCGCCGTAAAGCGAATCACCGACAGAAAAGGTATCGTTCGCAACAATGCGAACCGTGCCCGGGTGATTGGTCAGGCGAACAGAAACAACCTCGCCGCTTCCGGCTGCATGTTCCGCAACACCCACCGCAGCTTCACCCGCTTCAGCGGCTTCGACCAAGATGTCCCCTGATCCGAATTTGACCCTGGTGTGGGCGACAATGGCTTCACTCGTGGTGAAAGCCTTGATGCCCGTGTCATTCTGTTGGCTTCTCATGGCTTTCTCCTATACTTCCTTGTCCGTCTTGTGGCCCATCTGGAGCATGGCAAGTTTCATGGACTGGCCAAGCGTCAGCTTCTCGCCACCCGCGTTGCGTTCCTTCTGAATGGCCAACGCAGCCGCCTTCAGATCCTTGGGCTTGTCTTCTTTCGGAGGTGTGCCCGTCGGAATAGGTCCTTCCCGTCCGTCGTCAACCGGCTTCTCTTCCGGCTTGTCTTCGGGCTTCGCGGCCTTCAACTCGGCCAGTTCGCCCTTGACCTTCTCGTAGTGCTCCATCTTCGCCTCGTCCAGCGACTTCCCTGCCTGGAACATCTCCACGGCGAAGGGCTGGTCGAATTCCGCGCAAAGCGCGTCGAAGTGAGCCTTGATCTCCTTTATCCCGTCGTCTTTGGCTTCCGCCTTCAGAGCATCCAAGTCAACCTTGGGCTCCTCTTTCTTGTCCTCGGGCATCTCACCCTCCTTATTCTCAACAATGGAAATCTCTTCGTACTCACCGTCGGCTGCCGCTACAGACGTTCCAGCGTCCATACCAAGGGAGCAGAATGAGACTTCCCGAAGTCTACTCTTGGTCAACACCACAGCAGGCCCCTTGACTACCGCGCCGTTCACCGTCATCTTCTTGCCTTCGGCAAGATCCACAATTTCAGCGTTATCTATGTTGATGGAGCATTCCCATGGATAACCTTCGGCACACAGACCGGCCACCTCTTGGCCGTCCGCAGTAACCTGGGAAAACGTGCCGTTCTTGATAAAGATATGGCCATTTCTGCGGGAAGGAGTCCCAAACCCCACGATTCTATCTCGGGCATGTTCGCGCAGAACGCCAACCGTTTTCTTTTCAAACTTCACCCCCTTGGTTTCGATGTAGACCATCCCGAACCATGGATGTGGCATTCCGGCGCCCGTGTAGCCGTCCATGGTGAATTTTGGCTCATCCTCGTCCTTGGCAAACTCAACCGTTCCGCCCTGGTCCTTGAACCACATGGCGCTAGCCGGGACCTTGGCAGACCCATCCCACTTCCGGGGCTCCCATCCCTCTTGCCGCGGGCTACTCTTCTTTTTTGGGTTGCTCATCTTCGTCCTCTGGTTGCTTATCGTCTTCAACAGGATTGCCAAACCCACTGCCGTTTGATTTAGGCGTAGCAGGGATCACATCTCGCCACTTCACGTCACCGCCCAACTCTTCGGCTAACGTCATGGCCGCGTTGATCTCTTTCCCCCTCTGCTTGAGGTTGTCCCGCCAGAATCCGCCCTGTTCTGCCGCTATATTCTGGAGTGTCTCGATACCCGCAGCAGCCGCGTCGATGTGCGCCTGGGCTTCTCTCGGGGGGTCAATCCACTTCCAACCCGGGGGAACCCACAAGTATTGCGAGTTCTCCGGGGTCCTTCTCGCCCCGATATCAGCGAAGAAGCGGTCCATCTTCCAGTCTATGACAGGATCCAAGAACCTCCGGGTGATAAGCCTCTGCCACATCCGAAATGTGATCATGCTCTGTGTTAATGCCGCTTTCGCGCTGGAGTAGTTGGTCTTCGAGTAGTCCAAAAGCACAAGTTCCAGGGGCATCCCCAGTTCCAGCCCCACGAACCGCAAGAGAGTTGCTATGAATGGCTCAAACTCGCTAGTCGGTTGTTCCGGCTTGATATTCTTGACATCCTCCCCCGGCTTCAGAGAATACATCACCCCTGGCTCCATTTCCCGGGTGGGCATGTCCTCATCATCCGAAGACTACTCCGTATTCTCCGTAATCGCCGCGCCGAAGGCCGAGCCCATGTCCGTAGTGATAACCGTGCTCTGACATGCCCCCACCTGGGCTGCTACCAGCGTAGCCTCCACATAGTCGTCCAGCCGCTCAAAGAGTTCCAAGGCGCCGGTCAGGATGGGCACCCCACGGGACTGAGAGAACCGCTTGGGGTTGAAGATGTGGAGGATTTCATCCTGTGGGACCGCCGTGGTGTCTGCTGAGTCCACCCCGCCGTAAGCCGTCCACTTCCCGATGTGATAGTTGACAATCCGCCCGAATTCGTCCTTTTCAACCCCGTTATACGTACCCAAGGGGTTCTTCTGGAAGTTATCTACGCAAAGGTCTGGTTCTATCGGTTGTAGGCTCCCCTCTACCTTCCCGAAGAGCATATCCCCGCCGCAGGCCACTTCCCTGAGCATTAGGCGGGTCATTTCCCACAGAGACAGGACCCCACGGAAGTCGGCTTCTTTATCGCCCCATTCCCGGACCCTACCCTCTAAGGCTTCGTTCAATCCCTCGTCTTCACCTCTCATCTGGAAGGTGAACCCCATTCCGACGATGTTATCCACCCATCGGTTGAGGATTCCGCTGAAAATGGCATTGTTGCGGTCGAAGTCCCGATGCTGCCCCCTGAGAGACGCCAAATCACCCGTCCCGAGGTGGTAGTCAGCCGTCCCGCCTTGCATCCCACGCGCCCAGCGTGTCCGCCCCGTGGAGGTGGCCCGGTATGAATTGCTAAAAGCATGGAGTTTGGCTCGGGCTGCCATCCGACGGAACGCGAAACCGGGCGCTAAATAGTTCAATGCGCCGCTCACTACCGCGCCTAATCTGGACTTATTCTTCCGCATTTTCTACCGCTTGTAAGAACCAGGAAGGATTACCCAAAAGTTCACGGGCCGCCATCAACCACGCCTGTTCCGCAGGGGTATATCTCCACTCTTGCCCTTCGGTAAGGCGCAGGAACTCCGGCCAGAATTGGCTCATGTCTTGAGGCTCGATTGTCTTGACCGTCTTTTCCATTAAGTCCTCGTGCTCCGCTTCTTCCGGCGATGGGCCGACCAAAACATCCCCCCCGTGGTTGCTTCGTCGCGTGCACGCACGTCCTCCAGCATCTTCCGTGCGTCCATGAGCGTACCACGCCATGTGGCGCGATCCGTGGAAGGTAGGGACTGCAAGATGGCTTCCGCTTTGAGTAGCGCAAGCTCTGCCGTGTTCCATGCACTCGCATCAACGGCGTTTGCGAAGTCGTCCAGATATCCAGACAATGTTGCTGGAGTTATAGCCATACAACCCATTTGACGCTTTTTAGGGTGTGAATATAATGGGGTTAGTGGCAGAGTTGGCCACTATGTTTTATCCGAGGAAATGGTGTTTGAACAGGAACTGCATCCATGCGATCTCGCGCTCTTCCCATTCAGCATAGGAAAACGCATTGTCCTTGATCCAAGACTCAAGGCGACTTGACCGCCTAAACCACTCCCCATGTAGGCGTTCTTCTGCAAAATGTATATGAAGCAATCCCTCTCCCTCAAATGGGGAATGTACCATCCCAATGATTTTTAAGGGATACGGAGAACCCTTGGACAAGTGTTCTCTTCTCTCTTCGGGGTTATTTGACCAACCAATCTTAATTGGACATTGGGGCACCTCATCACATGACATAAAATATATCATTTCTCCCCCTATTTCTTATAGTGCGAATAGACTTCCATGCGGGACTCGCACACGGCACAGGTACGCCCCCCCCATGGCTCATTCACCCGCGTTGTTACTGAGAACTGCATCAGGTATTGCTTGCAGCCTACCCGTCGGCACCGATACCAACGCTTGAGCCATGTGCCCTTGACGGGGATCTCAATGGGTTC